TCAGTTTGCAGGCCATCCGACGACATAACTGCGGATCGCCTTCAGCTCTGTCAGCGCCTCAACCTCTGCTTTCATCTGAAGCTGACGTGTATTAATCTCCACACCTTTCGCAAACATCGCCTGCTCTGTCGCATCTGCCAGCGCAATTATCTCCGCCGCCGTTACCGGCACCACATTATTATCCCCGTCCGTCCAGGCAAAACCTTCCGGAAGACGGTTGTTCTCTGCCATCAGTCGTGTCGTGCTTATCCTGGACAACGTCTTCTTGCCGTAATCCCAGTTCCTTCCGTTGAATTCCATCACGTATTCCATATTCTCCTGCACATCACGCCAGATATTAATCTCTTCCCGTTTCGCCGCCTTTGCCGCTTCCACTACTGCAGCCGTGGCAACAAAGGCGGTCACACTTCCGTATGTTCCTGCTGTCAGACCAGACCATAAGGCTTTTCCGTGTTCAGTATTATCCGTTTCCGTTGCGGTATACGGCAGCCATACCGGCTCTCCTTTTTCATTGACCGCATCTTCAAACTGCACCTCACAGTTTATCCCGCCGTATTCGTTGTAGGCTGCATTTCGTACTGCAATAATCTCTTTTCCCTTATCCACCATGACCTCCTCATGATATGCGCTGAAATAATCCTGCCTGTCTTATGCCTGCAGCAGATGTCCATATAACCGGACCACATGCACGCCACGTGCCCGGTAAACGGGTATCCCCCACACGAGAGGAAGCAATCAGAGGAGTTCCATCCGAAAGGCAACATGCAGACAGTGATGAGCCGGCAATGGCTGCGCCCGGTGCCATATCCCCCGAATAACTCGTCGCATAATACGCCGCAAGGACAAAAGAACCGACACCAAACAGTCCGCTGTCAGGACTTCCTGACGGTCCCTGTGGTCCTGCCGGGCCTGTGGCTCCCGTATCCCCTTTTGGCCCCTGTGGTCCTGCCGGGCCTGCAGCTCCCGTATCTCCCTTCGGTCCCTGCGGACCTTCCGGACCTGTAGCTCCCGTGTCTCCCTTTGGCCCCTGAGGTCCTGCCGGACCTGCGGCTCCCGTATCTCCTTTTGGCCCCTGAGGCCCTGCCTGACCTGCGGCTCCCGTATCCCCTTTCGGTCCCTGTGGACCTGCCGGACCTGTGGCTCCCGTATCACCTTTTTGACCCTGAGGCCCTGCCGGGCCTGCAGCTCCCGTATCCCCTTTCGGCCCCTGTGGACCTGCCGGGCCTGTATCCCCCTTGTCGCCCTTCGGTCCCTGTGGTCCGCCCGGATCGCCCTGCTCACCTTTCGGACCGGTATCCCCCTTATCGCCCTTGTCACCTTTATCCCCTTTCGGCCCCGGTGGCCCTGCCGGGCCTGTATCGCCCTTGTCCCCCTTCTGTCCCTGTGGACCAGTTGCTCCGGTGTCGCCTTTCGGTCCCTGTGGCCCCACGGCAGTTTCGGCTTTCCCAGCAGCTTCTCGCGCCCTGCGCACAGCCTCATCCGCCGCCGCTTCCAGCTTCTTCAGTGCATCAGGGTAATACGCTGCATCCGTTTCACGGAGCAGAAAGGCATTCAGGGTGCCTGGTTCGTCGTCGGCCATGACATCAATCTCGCCGGCGCATGCCGGCTGACGACCTTCCACGCACAAGGTCACACGATAACGCCCCGGCTCAACCTGCATGCTGTAACTGCCAGTTTCGCCTGGCTGGTGCTCTGCCACCGTGGTGACTATCACCGTCTCGCTGGTTCTCACGGCTTTCAGCTCTATGGTACAGTCCGGTACCGGTTTTCCTGTACCATCCTTCAGCACACCTGAAATCTGTACTGACATATTCCCCCCACAAAAAAGCCCTCCAGAACCGGCGGGCTGTCATTACTCTGTGTTACCAGGCTAATCAGAATTTATAACCGACCCCCACAATGAAACCGTCAGTGCGCCAGTCGCCACTGCCGGAGCCTTCATAAGCAATATCAATGGCCACGGATTCTGTCGGGTTAAACTGCACGCCAGCCCCCCATGCCAGAGACGTGTTGCTGTAGCGACCATCATCACTTCCGGTCAGCACATCGTGTGTTTTCCCCTTGTTGTCGGTCACCTGGAGATAATATCCGGAAAAGGTGGATACACGGCTGTAAGCCACCCCCGCCATCGCATACAAGCTGAACCCTTCATTCACGCGTACAGACGGTCCCGCCATCATGCTGAACCAACGGTTACGCACAGAGTCTTCATGCCAGCGGCTATCACTGTAACGGGTAAGCTGGCGATTCCTGTCTCCTGCATAGCTGAATGACGTCACCAGCCCCAGCGTGTCCGTAAATTCATAGCGGTATTTCACGTTGAATCCTGTTAAATCATCACTACCGTACATATCAGAATGAATATGAAGATACCCGGCACTCAGTGTGGAGGGATGCTCTGCTGCACCTGCGGGCGCGCCCGCAGCAACCAGCAAGACGACTGCAGACAAAATAACAGTACATAATTTACGCATAATTACCTCTCGCTTTTCTGCAATAAAAAAGGCGCCATTTCTGGCACCTAATCTGGGTTATAAAAATGTCAACGGATACTGAAGCCTGAACCCCCGGAGACTTTTCCGGTAGTTGTGGCATCTTCATCGTGTTTACGCCTTCGACATCCAGATAACCGTCACTGCATTATCTGAAACCGACACCGTCACGGGTGTCCCCGCATTCAGCCTGAATACTTTGATCCAGATTGTGCTGTAGACAGGTCTGTAACTGCCGCCACCATGCCCCGGACTTCCGCCGCTCCAGACACTGTCTGTCTGCATCCTCGAAAGGATCGCAGAGGAAACCGGTGTCTGCTCGTTACCGTTAAAGTACAGGTGTTCAGCACTGCCCAGCATCACCAGATTCATGGTAAATACCTGAGCCGGTATATACACACTGTTACCGTTAAGCACATACGTCTTCGCAATATCTCCGGTTATCTGTGCTGCAGATAAATTTCCCTTAATCACACAGTCCTGGTTTATCGTCACATTGTTGAGCGTGCCTGAACTGGCGGTGATACTGCCGCTGATATCCGCATTTTTAGCGGTCAGCTTTCCATCCGCAGTCAGGGAAAATGCAGGGGGATTACCGCCGCTGGTAATGGTGGGAGCCGTCAGGCGCTTCAGGAACACGTCGTTCATGAATATCTGATCGCCCTGTGCCACAAACATCGGCGTTGAGTTACCGTTTGCCGGATCAATAAACGCGATACGGTTGGCGGCAACCAGAAACTCGCTCAGTTTTCCTTCTTCCGTCTCCTCCATGCTGAGGCCAAGCCCGGCAACATAATGCTTACCGTCTTCGGTCTGCTCAATTTTGACGCCCCACATGGCATTCCATTTATCGTTGGCGTCTTTCCACTCTTTCGAAAACTCATCCAGTCTGCTGGCGTTATCCTCCGTCAGGTCTACTTTTTCCAGCAGCTCTTTACCTAGATGGGATTCGGTTATCTGGCCTTTGAAAAAATCCAGGTAACCTTCCGCATCATCGCTCGCCCGACCGACGGCTTCCACGAATGCTGATTTGCCAACGGTGTTCACACTGCGAACGTAAAAATAATAATCATGGCCCGGCCTGATATTGATACTGGCGGCTATCCAGTACAGCGCCGTGCCAAGATAGCGGGCTGTGGTTTCAACCTGCCTGATTTCCGCAATCTGCTTTTCCGAGAACCAGAACTCAAACTGTACCGTCGGGTCATATACAGCCAGTTTCGGGACCGCCGTTATCTGAAAATACCCAGGTATCAGTTCAATGGTGGCAGGCTCTGCCGGGGCGTCAATCCGGAAGGTGGTGGTGGCGGGTTCCCCCTGCTGACCATAGCTGTTTATCGCCCTGACGGTCAGAGTGTACTCCCCCAGTGGCAGGCCGCTGAAGCGGTGCTCAGTGTCTGCAGTGATGGCGGTGGTCACCAGACGGCTGTCATCGCCACTTCCGCTGGTCAGGCGAAGGCTGAAGCGCACGCCCTTCACCACCCGTGGCGTGTCCCATTTCGCCTCCGCCAGATACTGACCGTCAGACGCGCTCACCTCCACCGTGAGATGCTGCACTGCCGGAGGTGTGATACTGTTCAGCGAACCGGGCAACGGCTCAAAGGTGGCACCATTATCCACGATGGCCTCCTTCTCCGGCACATGCTGCACCGCCGTGATGGCGAAAGTGCCGTCCGCATTTTCGCGGATCGCCACACACCGGAACAGACGGCGGCGTAGTCCTGGTAATGCCAGCCCCCAGATACTGTATTGCCCCACCCCGTCAGGCAGTGTGCTGACCTGTATCCGGTCAGGTGACAGCTGCCCGGTGATCTCCACACTCACCGGCTTACCACTGCCATTTATCAGATTTACTGTGGATGTGCCCTTCTCCGGTAGGATGACTTCTCGGTCCAGCGTCAGGATCCGGCTGACGTTGTCGATGGACAGGATACGCCCGCCGATCACAGTACCGGCATACGCATTATCACTGATTTCAATGATATCGCCAGGCGTGTGACGCAGTCCCTCCGCCCCCACGCTGAAATCCACCGTCTGTGTTTCCAGCAGCTCTGTCTTTATCACCCACAGGCCTGCCCGGTGAGCCTGACCACGGCTAGTACAGCCAAACGCATCCATCTTCAGCAGATTGCGTCCGTAGCGCAGTATGGCATCCGGATCCTCAACAAGTTCAGTCGATGTCTGCCAGCCATTCTGCGGATCGGTGTAATTCACCTCAACAGCCGTGTGTCTGTCCTTAAGGGCACTGAAGCTGTAATGAAAACTCACACCATCCTCCCCCGTCACCACATTACCGGCGGTATAAGTCCAGACCACATCCGATGGTCTGTCCTGAACAAACGTCAGCGTCTGCCCGTTCCATACCGGCATACAACGCATCGTGGAGCAGAAATCCCCCAGGACATCCCATGCCTTACGCTGTTGTGACAGGTACGCATTAAAGGTCATACGGGGTTCGGTGCCACCATAGCCGTCCGGTACAGGCTGGTCACAGTACTGCCCGATGGCATAGAGTGCCCATTTGTCCACCTCTGACATCCCCAGCCGTTTTCCCATCCCGTAACGCGGATGAGTGAGCATGTCCCACAGACACCAGGCCGGATTATTGCTGTATGCCGGTTTTAATGTGCCATCCCAGATACCGCTGTAGGTCCGTTTTTCAGGATCATAATTTGACGGCACCTGAAGGATACGTCCCCGGATATGGTAATTCACCGTCACCTGCTGGCTGCCGAACTGTTCTGCATCCACCTGCAGCCCCACGATGGCCGTGTTCGGGTAACACTGTTTCACATCAATCAGTTCTGTGTAAGAAGACCACAGGGTTCTGTTCTGTAACTGGTCTGAGGTGCTGTCTTCCGTCACCCGGAGCAGTCTGACGTTAAACGGACGGGGTGGCAGATTATCCAGCACCACTGAAGCCAGATACTGTGTGGTGCTCTTGCCGTTAATGGTGATATCTTTCTCCGTCACCCAGTGACCGTTGTGCTCAAGCTGGATCAGCAGCCGGACAGAAGACGGATTGCGGTCCCCCTTTGAGGTGGTCTCTACCAGAGACTGCACCCCGAAGGTGACACGCAGACGGTCAATGTTCGCTGACGTGATAGTGCGTGTCACCGGTTTTGCCTTTGTCACCTCCACACCCAGCACAGTTTCCGCCCCTGAGGACTCAAACCCTTCCGGCGGCGTCTGCTCCTGTTCCCCGGACCGCCAGACTGCAGTCACACCATGTACCACCGGGTTACCGTCCGTATCCGTCAGCGGCGTTTTGTTCACCAGAATACTCTGCAGGCCGTTCACTGGTCCCTCTACAGGGCCTTCTCCCAGAGCATCAATAACACTCAGCATCTGCGTGGACTTCAGGTTATCCTTCGCCTCACGCGGTGTGTGTCCCTTGCCGCCCCCTTTACCCATTGCGTCACCCTTTACTGTCTGATGTCAGCGTCTGTTTATGTGCAAAAACAACAGGCACCCCGTGGGATGCCTGTCTGTTGACTGAATAAAATTTCTGAATTTCTTCACATTTTCGGAGACTGAGTGTCGCCAGGAAAATTTCAGCGCATTACATTGTGCAGGCTGAGAAAATAACTTCTTAAAATTAATATTCATCATTTCCCCCACAGTCTGGCCAATACTGTGGGTGTTTTTTATTCTCATCCCCGACCAATAACTACCGCCTGCCCGTCTCCGCCTTCATCACGGGTGCTGATGTCCTGGGATATCCGCCGCGACCCCACAAGCATCTCACCATAAGGCACCGGCATCGGGTTACCCTGGGCAATCATGTTGTCCAGTGAGGAGAAATACGTGTTCTGCTTACCATTATCAGCACTGTTGTATTCCGGTGTTTTCGGTTTCGGTGCCAGCATCTGCGCCACACCGCCAATCATCATTGCCACACCGAATTTCATCATTCCCGCACCGAATGCCGACAGGGTACCTGCACTGAAGTAACTGATGACGGCCCCGGCTACCGTCAGCACGGCCCCTGCCACAACCTGAAAGACGCCGCCACTTTTCGCGCCTTCAGTCCTGGGAACGAGATGAATGACATCACCGTCACGCAGTGACTCATGCAGTCGTGCATGGAGCACCTGCTCTGACGTATCCCTCCCGGCAATGCGTAACTGATACCAGCCTGAAGAGAGCATCTGCCGGAACCCTGGCAACTGAACCGACAGTGCCCTGATGGCTTCAGCAGCATCCTTTACCTGCAGCCTGAAGCGGCGGCCAAATCGTTGTAAATCCCCGTAAAGGCAGAAACACACCACCGGTGATGCCGCCATATCGAATGTGTCCGTCGTTGCCATTTTTCAGAATACCTCTCCCGTTTACTCAGTTGTTCAGGTATATGGTGAAGCAGCTCACCATTGCCACAGTAAATGGCAGCATGATTGGGTACCGATGAACCAAAACAGCACAGCAGAATGTCTCCCGCCTGTGCACCGGACAGGGATACCCGGTAAAAGCCGTTTTCCGCCAGATTGTCCAGGTACAGGTTCTGACCGTTGCGCCACCAGTCATCCTCACGCGCAAAATCCGGCAGCGTTATCCCCGCCAGATGGTATGCATCCCGGAACAGGGTGTAACAGTCCGTCACACCGTGTTCAAAACGCCGTCCTGTGAGGTGCGGAACGCAGCGGAAATGATGAATTTCGCCCCGGCAGACCAGCCACCAGGGAATTGCACTTTTTACCTGCAGCCGCCGGTCCGCCTCGCTCAGCCAGGGCAGACCGCCGGGATGACTGTGGACCAGCGCCACAATCTCCCCCTGCATATCCGCCTGCAGCCAGTCTTCCGGCGCAATACG